TGAGCACGGAACGGAGCCGCGGACCTACGCGGGCACGGACACCCTCGGGCGCGTGTACGGGAAGAAACCCTCCCGCGGGCGGATGAAAGCGCACCCGGTGTTTATTCCGGCGATGCAGGACTTTCGCGATCTCATGTACGAGAACCTTGCGGCGATGCTCACGCGCCACGGGTTCTATGTGACGGTGACGCGTGTTACTTGATCCCTCCGCCGTCGATAGTGCGCTCTTGGCGAAGTTAGGCGCGGATGCGGCGCTCCTCTCGTATTGTCCCAACGGGGTGTATTACGCGATCGCGCCGCCCGATGCGCTCGCGTTTGTGACCGTGACGCGCGTGAATCAACGCACGGAGGAGATGTTCCACGGGCGCGCGTGGGAGGAGACCGTGTACCTCGTGGCGGCGATCGAAGCGTCCACCGTGCCCGTGCGGCAGAACGCGGCGGCGGCGGCGCGGATTGATGCGCTCCTGGAGGATGGGGATCTCGCCCTCCCGTCCGGGTTTGGGGTGATGGCCATGTACTGCGAGAGCGCGATCCGGGACACGCGCCCGGACCCCACCGATCCCGCGGGGCGCCAATGGGCGATCCGCGGCGGACACTATCGCGTGTGGGTGACCACGGGACCGATCGCGGGCGAGGAGACAACGTTCATGCAACCCGGGTGGGTGCAACCCGGATGGGTGCAACCGCTATGAGTGATGTGATCATCAAGCCCGCGTTCATCTCCACACTCCCGGACACTGGAGATACCACGAAGTTAGGGCCCACCGCGTGGAACGCGGCGCGCCTCCTCTCGGGTGGGAACCCGGGGGAGGTGGTGCGGCGGGATCCCGCCGCCGCCACGGGCGCGAGTTGGGGATCAAGCCCGCGTAAACTCGCGGCGAGCGGGAACACGGTGGTCCTCCCCGGCACGGATACCCTCTGGCACCCGCTCTTTACAACCACGGTGCCCGCGGGCGCCTTGAGCACCCCGGGGGCAGTGATCACGATCGCCTCGTGGGGGATGTTCACGGGCGCCACGGGCACGTTTCAAGTCACCTTGGAATTGCGTCTTGGAAGCACCCGTCTATATTCAATCACCCGCGGCGATGGGACGAACTATGGATGGTGGATGGACGCCACGATCATTGCCGCGGCGGCGGCCAATACCCAAACGGTGGCCGTCCATTTTGCCTTGATGCCGGAGCCTAGCTATAACATCTATGCCAAACTCCAAAGCGGGGAAGATAGCGCCATCACGCAATCGCTCGCGATCAATGGGAGTCAAGAGGTGGCCCCCTCCGCGCCCGATGGGGGGATTGCACTGAATGGTGGAATGGTCACGCTGTACTAACACGGGTGCACGGGAGACGAGTCCGTACGGGTGAGTGAGAAGGAGGACACATCATGGCTGCAACCGATCGCCTCCACGGAAAAAAGGGTGCGATGAAAATGGATCCCACGGGCGGATCCTCCACAGTGATTGTCGCGAGTATCTCCAAGTTCGATCTGGATCTCAGTACAGAGAAGGTTCCCGTAACGGCCTTTCAAGATACAAACCGGATCTATGTGCAAGGGCTACCGGACGTGAAGGGGAGTTACTCCGGCTGGTACGATCCGGCCGATGGGCTCGTCATTTTTGACGTGACCACGGGCACCGTGGCCCCGTTCCTGGAACTCGTGCCCACGACCGATCAACCGCTCGTGATGTTCTCCGGCAAAGCGTACGTGGACTCCAAGATCTCCGTGGACTCGGGCGGCGGGATCGCGATCTCCGGATCGTTTGTCGCCGCGGGCCCGTGGACGCTCCCGTCTGCGGCGTAAGCGCGCGGGATCGCGTCCGTGCTCCGCGGGGTGGTCGGGTGGATCCGCTGGCACTACTACACCGCCGCTCAAATTGAGGGCTACACGGTGACGTGGCGGAAGTCCGGCCGCGCGATCGTCGGGTGGGATCTCGCCGCCACCGTGGTCCTCGCGGACGCGTTCAAGCTCGCGCAAACTCCGTTGATCTTTGTCGCCACCTATAAGGGGGGCGAATGGAAGTTCCCGATCCGCTCGTACACGTTGCACGAGGGGCACCGCTTGATCGCGTCCCTTGATCCGCCGGAGGGGTTCAATTCATGGAGTGGTTCATCACCCCGGAGACCGTGACGCTCCCGCTCGCGGACGGGCGCACCCTCACCGTGAAAAAGCGCTTGTCCGCGGGCGATCAATTCGACGCGTTTGAGCGGATGTACTGGCGGCTCGCGGATGGCACGTACGCGGCGCGCGCCGATGGCTCGCTCATCGTGAGCCCCGCGGCGATGCGTCTCTCCACGGTGATCTCGTATCTCGTGGACTGGACGCTCACGGGCCCCGATGGGCGCCCCGTGGCGATCGCGGGCGTGAGCCCCTCCGATCTCACGGCGATCCTCCGCAACCTGGAGGCGGCGCGCTTCGCGGAGATCTACGCGGCGATCGACGGGCACGATCGCGCCATGGCGCGGGAGCGCGCGGCGCAAAAAAAAATGCCCGATGGCGCGCCCGTATTGAGCACGATCTCATGATCGCCCAACGGTGCCACTGGCGCTATGAATGGGTGCGGGACCTGGACGCGGACGTGTACGACATCTTGATCGATCTTCTCACGGCGGATCCCGCGGAGGCGTAACCCGATGCCCGGACAAATCACTGGCACGTTACTCGCGGACTTCGGCAGTTTTTATACCGCCGTCGATAACGCCAACGTCAAACTCCGATCCTTTGAGAGCGGCGCCAGTAACGTGGAGAAAGCCCTCAATAACATGGTGGATCGGTTCTCCGGGCGCCGCCTCATTCAAGAGGCGGAACTCATGGTGGAGTCGATTCAGCGGATCGGCTCGCCCGCCCGTCTCACCGCCAATGAGTTACAACGCGCGGGCGCCGCCGCGGAGGAGGCGGCGGAGAAACTCCGGCGCATGGGGCAGCAAGTGCCGCCGCGCTTTGATGAACTCGCGGACAAAGCGCGCCGCGCCCGCGGCGAGAGTGACGCGCTCCGGGAGGGCTTCCAAGCCTTTGACGGGGTGGCGCAGTCGTTGGGGGTTCACCTCCCCACCAAGGCGATTGAAGATCTCGGGCGCGCGCTTACCGATAGCAAGACCACGATCAACGCGTTTGGTCAAGCGGGGCTCGTGGCGGGCGCCGCGTTTGCGGGGTGGGAGGTGGGCCGGTGGATCGCCGGGTTGGGAGACCTGGACAAAAAGATCGGAGACACCACCGCCAAGCTCTTGGGCATGGGGGATGTCGCCGCGGAGGAGGCGGCGGCGGGCGCGGACACGCTCGCGCGCGCGTCCAAGATCGCGGGCGTGGAGATCACGAGCATGGACGCGGCGATCGCGATCCTCTCGGATCACGCCAAGACCGCCGCCGACGATATGAATAAATTCTCCGGGGCGCTCAAGGAGGTGAAAGCGCCCGCGGATGTCGCGGCGAACCTGGAAAAGATCGGCGGGCAATTGGAGATCCTCAAGACCAAAAATGAGGAGAGCCTCGGAGACTTGAACAAGTGGATCACCGCGAATGAGATCAACGCCACGGAGATCGCCCGCATGTACACCGTCTCCACGGAGGCGGCGCAACGCTACATCACGGAAGTCCAACGGAGCGCGACGATCGAACAAAGCAACCACGACAAGTTAATGGATCTCCGCCGCCAGGAGATTCAAGCGATCGAGGACAAGCGGGCGAAGGAACGTGCCGCCGCCGCCGCACATGAAGCGGAACTCGATCGGGAGCGCGAGAAAGAATGGGCGCTTGTGGAGGCGAAGCACCAACAAGCGATCGCCGCGGATGAGGAGTTCGCCGCCGCGCAAAAAGCGGCGAAAGCCCGGCAAGCCGCCGCGGAGGCGGAGTTGGAGATGCTCCGCGCGGAAAACCGGCGCAAGGGATCAACGGTGGACTACAGCCGGATCCCGGGGGCGGATCTCCTCGGAGGGAAAACGATCGAGGACTTCCAAAAGGAGATCGTGGGACGCTTCGGGACGGGCGCGGGACTCGGGGGCCAGAACCTCCAAACGATGGCCCTGGAGTGGTTCAAAGCCGCCGCCGCGGAGGCGCTCCGCGCGAGCGCCACCGATCCGCGCCGCGTGGCGCCCGCCGCCGCCGCGCCCACCACCGTGAACGCCACCGTGCACGTGTCGGGCGTCTTTGACGATCACGCCAAGGAACAACTCAAAGCCGCGGTGTCCTCCGTGCTCATGGACACGCTCACCCGATCGCGCCATCTCCCGGGCGCGGTGAGTTTTGGCGGGTGATCCCATGGCGGTGAAAGTTTGGACGGATAGTGAGATCGATTTCTATGAGTTTGTCCCGGACGCGGCGCACTTCCCCGGGGCCACGTGGCCCGCCAGCATGAACGGGGATAGCGGGACAAGCACGGCAGTCTCCTCCTCCACGGGCGCGTATATCGCCGCATTGGGATCGCTCCACGATGATGGGACGGTGCCCACCACGATCGTGATGAGTGACATCCTCGTGGAGTTCGACTACGCCAGTTCAACGACGGGATCCGCGAGTCCCGCGGCGATGGTGACGGACTCCGCGGTGGGCGGGGATCTCCCCCTCGGGGGGGCGGGCTCCACCTCCGGCCACTACGCGCACCATAGCGATCCCGCGGGATATTTTGGCGGCACCGATCGCGCCGCCATGTTCTTGGTGCCCGGGGTGACGTGGGCGTATAGCGTGTACGCGGGGATCACCGCGGCGCACCTCGTGATCACGAACTACACGATCACGATCACGTACACCGGATCGGATCCCCCGCCGCCCGTGCCCACGATCTCCGGCATCTCGCCCACGTCCGGGGACGTGGCGGGCGGCGACACCATCACGATCACCGGGACACACTTTGTCTCCGGGATGATCGTGAACCTGGACCACGTGGCGGCGACAAGCGTGGTCGTGGTGAGCGCGACCACGATCACCGCGGTTGCGCCCGCGCATCTCGCGGGGCTCGTGGATGTCACGATCACCGATCCCACCACGGGCGCCTACGCCACCCTCGCGGACGCGTTCACGTATGTCGCCTCGGGCGGGATCGCCTCGCTCACCCCGGATCACGGGGCCATGGTGGGCGGGGAGACGATCACGATCCACGGCGCGGACTTTCCGCCCGAGGCGAGCGTGACGGTAGACGGCGTGCCCGTGCCCGCCACGGTGGTGGATCCCTCCACCATCACGTACGTGTCGCCGCCGCATAGCGCGGGGCCCGTGCCCGTGACCGTGGGGGTGTCCTCGCTCCCCTACACCTATGATCCGATCGCGGAGCCTCCGGATCCGGACGATCCCGACTACGATCCCGACGCGCCCGGGGCCATCTGGACGGGCGCGATCCGCCGCGAGCCGGAGCCCACCATCACGCGCACGTTCGGACAAACCGCGGCGCTCGCGTTCACCGCGGGGACGGCCGCGCCGCGTGCGGGCCAACGCGTCCGCATGGATCTCGGGCGCGGCGATCTCACGCGCTTTGAGGGGATCGCGCTCTCCGTCCAGGAGTCCTATCAGGGCGAGCGGCCGGAGACCCTCGTGCGATCGGTGTCCGTCGTGGATTATGCGTGGCTCCTCAATGCGCGCCGCCCGATCGCCACGTTCACGGACACGCCCGCGGATGTGATCGTGCACACGCTCCTCACCCGCTTTGCCCCCGCGTTCACGAGCACGTACGTGGCGGCGGGGCTCGCGTCCGCCACGATCACGTTTGACGGATCGCGCACGTTCACGGAGTGTCTGGACGCGCTCACCAAAGCCACGCCCGTGCCGGGGCACTGGTACCTGGAGACCTGGGATCTCCACTACTTTGAGACGGAGCCCGCGACCGATCCCGATCCCATCACCGCCACTACGCCTACGCTCCTCCTCTCGCCGCCCGTCACGGTGACCACGGACGAAAGTCAAATCAGAAACCGGGTGTATGGGCGCGGCATGGGCGCGAGTGTCACGGTGGACGCCCACGCGGGCGAGACCGTGTTAGAGGTGTCCGATCTCTTTCCCTTTGAGCGGACGGGCGGGCGCGTGATCACCGCGGGGCAAGTCCTCCAGTACGCCACGATCGAGCGGCGATCGGAAGCGGTGTACCGGGCGGGTGCACCGGGCTCCGTCTCACTCACGGAGGGCGCGCACGAGGGCGGG